AAGACCATTGGTAACAAAGTAGAGATCTTTCTTTGTTAAAGGAACTGGAACTTCTTGTAGAAGGATCCGCAAATCATCAATTCTTCTTTTTGATTGTTCATCACCAGTTTGCTTAACATTTGTACCATGTAATTGTCTACGACTCCAATCAACAGAACCCTTGCAAAAAGCCTCAACAATTTGCCATGATTCAATATTGTCATAGTCATTACTAGAAAGCTTATTGAGTCTTTCTTTTACTTTAAGTAAGATGGTTACATTATTCATTTCCCTTTAACTTTCTTAAGTTTTGGATTTTTTGCTTTTGCACTAGGTGAAGCTTTTCTACTAGAAGCAGCTAAGATTGCTCCAGCTGCTTCTTGAGAAATACCTTGTTTCTTAGCAATACTTGATTGTACTGCTTTAAAACCTGGGTGTTTTTTAGTAGTTGCCATTACTTAAAATGATTAACACTTACCACCCATTTTTTTACTAGGGATTGCTCTCTTTGGAATAGCACTTCCCTGGCTTATTTTTTTGTTTCCTGTAGGAACTTTAATTGCAGTTACACTTGCATTTGTTCCTCCTACGCGTCCAGTTGGCTTTGTTATAGCTTTAACTGGTTTATTTTTACTTGTTGCCATAATATAAACAATTAATGTACAGTATAATATACGTTATTCATTCCAATAAACCTCAACAGCTTCTAACATTTCTATTAAAATACTTTCATTCAGAGGATTTTTTAAATACTCAACAACATCAGAAACATTTCTACCTAATATTGTTGAAGTTTTTATATGATAAATCATACCATCAGCTTTTGGAGCAATAAACTTATAGAAACTTGCATCTTTCACAAGCGCTTTAAGTTTTAAAGTTTCCATGTCTAATTCAGCTGCTTTTAAGAAAGCTTCTGCTGCTCTAGTCTGATTTTTTTCAATTCCTTTACCATTAATAAAGTCATCCATGTTTTCATATAGAACATCATTTGGAGTTGACTTTTTGTATTGAGAGCTATAAGCATCAACCACTTTACACACATACAAAAGTTTTGCAATGTTTTTACTGTAAAGAATATCAAGGTTGCTAAGTGCTTTATTTTTAAGTTTCTTAGATTGTGTTCTTGTTGCTACAGTTTCAATAGTTTTATCTAAATAAAACTTTGTAGGTCTTGACATACTTTGTACATCTTCCCAACTTTTTGCTACAAGAGAAAATCCACCTGCTTCAATTGCCTTAAGTTTAATTAAGTCAAATGGATCATTTTTTGGATTAAGGAATACAGGTTCATTACCACAACGCAAACTAATCTGTTCCCAGAATTCATCATTATCAGGTTTCAAAAGTTTTACTTTATTCCAAAAATCCGGATCTTCCGGTTCAATAATATTAGCTGCCAATTCTTTTTCAAGTTCAGAAACAGTAATTCTGATATCTTTTATAATTGAAGCTCTAAGTTCTGGATCTTTAATGTTTTTCACTTCTGGTGCATATTCATTAAGACCTGTAACATATCTTTTAATTCCATTCTTTTCTAAACAAGCAAGTTGTTCTTCATGAAAAGCTCCTGGAAAAAGAGATAAGTCATAATTCTGTAATCCCATATTATCAACATCTCTATTAATAACTGGTCTGATTGTAATTGGTCCCGCTGTTGCAGGCGCTTTAGTAACTAATGTAAGACTCATTTTTTGTTGGTTTTTGTTTATTAATAAAAAAAGGGAGAGGATTGATCCTCCCCCTTTCTATTTTTTTACTTAGAATGATCCACCAGTAATTGGGTTTCTCATTACAATTTTCAAGACTTTAGTAGGGTCTTTTACCCAGATTGCTGGCATTGTTTGTGACATGAATACACGGTAACCGTTGAATTGTCCAGAAGACTGGAATCCTTGACTACGTCCCATATAATCCATTGTACCATTTTGATACCACCATTTCAATTGGTTATCCCACTGTAACTTCAACAAATAAATGTTATCATTTGTATTATCAGTGATATCAAAGATAATAAATGAATAAGAAGAAAGAGGATTACCATCAATGATTGGGTTTTCAATATCATTAGTGTGGATATTGTCAAATGCTGGATTCAATACAAACTTCACGTTAGCCAAGAATGGAATAACATATGAAGTGTAAGCAAATCCAAAACCAAGATCCATACCTTTGTTAGTGATTGCACCGATATCAGTAGCCTGAATAAACAAACCTGCAGCTGTTGCTTCACGTTTGATAGCTTCATTAACCATACGCATACCACCCATACCAGTTTGTACAATCAACTGACGCTTAGGATCTGGTCCTTGGAAGTCAACACGTCCAGCGTAGAAGTTGTAAAGCTCAGAACGGAACAAGTCAAGGTTGAAACTTGATTTGTTATAAACTCTTTTGAATGAGCTATCCAATTGTTTCCAAAGACCCACAGATAATCTGATGTCATCTGGACCATCTTGCTTAACTCGTCCACCATGACCCCACATTAAGTAAGTTTCAATATCGGTAGAGATTTTAGTCAAGTGAGCTGCTTCCATTGAAGTCAAGAATGTACGGCTTAAATCACCATTGGCAATTGCACGCTTAACATAATCTTTACCCATTTTAGAAACCATATCCTCAATCTTGCTGATTGATGGATCCATTTGCTTATCAAAGTTTCTCCAGATTTCAGTTACAGGAACTGTACCATCTGCATTCATTCCACCTTTAATCTGCATGTCTGCACGAGAAGAGATAGAGTAGTGTACGTGTGCTTCTGCTCCACCAACAAAGTTATAGAATTCACGGAATCCTGCTTTTGTTTGGATGTCAGAGAAACGCTCACCGTACTCACCACGAGCAGATGACTTACGGAATATTTTAGTTCCATTTGCCAAATACTGGTTGTCTAAGAAACGGTAGTTATCATTGTTTACTAATGAAACAGTGTAGATGAAACCATCACCAATTGGTAAGATATCTTCTGCTGGTTCAATAAACATCTCCACCCCATTGAACTTATCATAAGTGATGATATCACCATGACCAAACTCACGCTTGTTCAATTTGATTTTGAAAGTTGTACCATCAACACCTTTTGCACGGTTCGCAGGTTCAATATCCTCAACAATGTAAGGTAGATCCTGAGATACTGGTGTTTGCCATTTGTACTCTCCGCGGACATTGTCCACCATGATTACATTTTTACCGCCAAAAGATGACATTTGATAAAGGGGCATTTCAACCTTTTGAGTCATAGCCCAAATGTCAACTGGACCCATATCCATAGGTTCAGCATCTTTCAACATGTTTGTTAAGTGGTATGAATCCACATGTGATGACGCATTGTATTGCGTGTCACGCAGGAATATACCATTGTTTAAAACTGGAGTTGCCATTTGTGTTTGTTTTGATTAAAAAATTAATAGTTCAATATTATTGTCTCCCAAAAAAGCTTCGGGATTGTCTTTGTATTTTTCTACCAGGGTTTACCTTTTCTTCCTTTTCTTCTTGTACAGAAGATGGTGTACGGTTTGCCTGTTCTGTTTTCAACAATCTCACTGTTTTTTCTACAGTTTCATTTGTTGCTTTACTTCTTACTTGGTTTTTGTATCCTTCCGGATCTGCTAATAACCAAAGTGTTTCAGCAATTAATTCATGATTTGGTTCAACCCACTGATATTTTTCTAGTAAGTGACCCAACATTGTTGTTGGTTTACCAGAGATTGATGGGTAGTTTGGTTGAACTAATCCAGAGAATAACATGTTTTGAGTTTTAGCATCAAGCTTTAAACCACTCACTTCTCCTGGAGCTAAAATATTATAAACACTATCTTGGTATTGTTTACTTTGTTGCTCTTGCTTTTTTCTTGCTTCAGCTTGATTTAGTATTCTTTGATTGATAACTTGCTCCTGCATATCATCTAATCTTGGTTTGAATCTATCCGCTTTAGTTCTTAATTCATCTCTATCACGTAAAGAATCAATTTCTTCTTCAATTTCTTCAGGTGTTCCGTATCTAGTTGTCTGAAGGTATGCTCTTACAATTTGTTCTTGTCCCTCTTCTGTTTCAGTAGTAAGTTCAAAAACTTCTTGACTTGCTGCCAATGCTTTAAACATCCCTTTCATATCAGTACCACCGTTTGCCATGTACTCATATGCTTTCTGCAACTCTGGAGGAAGACTATCAAAGAATTGTTTAGGAACTTCTTCTTTAACTGTATTCTCTCTTTCAACAATGTTAGCTTCTAAAAGCTCTTCCCAATCTGCTGCAGAATAATCCTCAAGTTTTTTTCCATCATCAAACTGAAACAATAAACCTTTTTCTATAAGTTTATTAGCTGTTTCAATCATGACATCTTTAACTAAAGAAGGTCTACCACCTGGATTTTTATCCTTCTCATTTTGAGATTCATCTAAAAGATCACTTAAATCTTCTATAGTAACTGCATCAGAAACAACTGGTGCGGGTGCATCACTTGTTGCGGCAGGTGCATCAGATTTATCTAAAATAGAAACATCTGGTTTGTCAAGGAACGTTGTGTCTGGAGTTGTATCAGTAAAGATACCTGGTTTTTTTTCTGTGTCAGTTCCCGTTGGAATCATAACACTTTCGCTACCTGCTCCTAATAAATCTTCCAAGTTATCAAATTCAACTTCTTGGACAGTTGTGTTTGTTTGTGTTGTATCACTCATCTTTGTTGGTTTATTTGTGATTGTCTAATAATAATATACTCAAAAATACTGTCTTTAAATATGTAAAGTTTAAAAAACTTTAACTGCTTTTCTAAAAGTTCATTAACATATGGCTATATTTACTTTTTCTTCTTTTCTGAAGGTTTTTCTACTTTGATATCAAACTTATTTTTGTTCTCTTGTGCAATTTGAAGTTGTTTATCCGCAATTGCTTGTTGAGCTGCAATTTTTTCTCTTTCAATAGAAGTTTTTTGTTGAAACTGTACATTACGGTTTACTTCTTTTTCTCTTTGCAAACTCATAGCATCCTGGTATTGAGCAGATTTTTGAATTTTATCCAAAGCATCTACATAATCAGACTGAGCATTTTGATTTATATCTTGCATAGAGCCGTAACCTGCAGACTTAATCTCAGCAACAAGTAAATCATTTCTACGGTTCTTTTCTTCTTCAAGAGCTTTATGATCACGCTCTAATTGTTTTTCTGCAGCAGTTGCTTCCAATTCCATTTGCTTCATTTTTTCCTCATGTTGCATTTTTTCTTGGTTTTCTTTTTGCTGTTTCATTTCAATTCCTTTAAGAACACTGTTTAATGATCCCATTGAATCAGCTTGCATTACATTTCCTAAATCATAAATAGAAGCTCCTGCTGTGTTATTAGATACAGCTAATTGTTTAAACTGCTCCAGCATTGCTCTATGGTTTGCTTTAGTACTGCAATACACATGAATATCTTTTAATAACAGTTCAGTACCGTTTATTTCAAAGTTAACTCTCTCTTCCGGAGAAAGACTAGTTTGCATTCTTATAGAAGGCTTGGTTGAAGCATAGAATTGCGCAAGATCTGTACGCATCTGGTGCACGCGTGGCATTAAATGATCTGAATGCTGTACAAAATACATTTCTGTTTGAGCATATGATCCTGCTACTGCTTGTTCTACACCTGTAGCTGTATTGGTCTGACCAATCTGTTGACCCATCCTTTGTGGGTTTACTCCAATAACTTCAAATGCTTGTTGCTTAAAGTAAGTAGCAAGATTGATCCTAGATAACATTCTTTGAGTTTGTTCTAGATTTAATACTTGGAAATGTTGAAAGTTAAGAGCATTCTCTGTATTCCCAATAGAAGTATCCAGTGGTAACATTCCAAAATCTTTCATGGCAACATAAGCTTTAGCCAAGTTACCTTTACCCCAGTCTTCACCTAATGAGTGTTGAGGTAAGGTATTTTGATCTAATAAGATTACAGTACCTAATTCATCTACAAGAATATCAGCAATTTGGTTATTTACAAGATTATATGCAACTTGAAAAGGTTTCATTAAATCAACTAAAGAAACTGATCTTACATTCTTATCTGTAAATACTCTTCCTTCTACAGGAAGTTTACAACCATACAAAGTATTATCTCCCTTAAATTGAAACTTCAAAGGTTTAATCTTATTTTGCATGATACCAAGATAAATTGGATTGATACCGCCAGGGTTATTCATTCCCCAAAAACTTGGCATGTTAGGTCCAATTTTAATACCACCCCAAACATGGTTTATCCAAATCCATTCTATGTGCTCACCAAAGACTAAGTTATCTTTAGTTTTGTTTTTTAAGAAAGTTGTATTGTAAATTGGCTTATCTGTTACAGAATATGTTTCATCAATAATCTCATTTGTCACTACACCTACATCATCAATTTTAGTTAAGTGACCAAGTTTACGCTGTGACTTCCAATAGCAAGTGGTTACGCGTAATAAATGCGCACTACCCATATCAAAGTAATCTTCAGATTCACCTAAGATCCAGTTGATAATATCTCCTCCATTGTAAACAAAGTTTTGATACATTGAAGTAAATTGTCTGTATTCAAGAGAGGGTCTATTTGTATTCCACTCATGAGATTTCGTAGCATCATAATAAGAACCATCATTTTGATATCCCTGAATTGGATATCCAGCAGATCTTACAGGATAAACAGCTTCAATAGATTCCATTTGTTCCTGACTCATTACCCAACCATACTTGTCAATAACATCAGCGGCTGACATCATTTCAATTTTACCTACCCAGTTTCCTTGTGATATGTAACGTACATCTGGTGATTTATGATAAAATGTTAGAACTGGATTCCATAACTCAATGTCATAGTCATCCTCTAACATCTTAAAATGCCAGAACTCTCTATCAGTAATCAACATTTCTTTAAATGCTGTTTCTTCCAACTCATCCATTTTGAATCTTTCTTCATCAATGATGTGTTGTTTAGAAGCCCATTTTTCAGATAGTGTAGAATAATTTTTAGTATAGAAATTCTGTACTTCTGGTAATGTTTTTATAGAATCAGGACTAACTTGTTGTTTGAACTCTTCACTATTTGGGTCTGCTCCCATTTCAACCATTTTAGCAACAAGTTTTTGTTCAGCTTGTTTTATTAAAATGTTTTCAATGTCTGCAAGTTTTTGAGTTAATATTTCATTGTAGGTATATTCATCTACTGCTTTGAAGTTTACTCTTTTATCCCTTTTAGCAAATTCAGTTGTAAGTACTTTAACAACATTAGGTATAATTGGATAGAACTTTAGTTCATGAGCTGTTGCATCCTCAGATGATAACATCTCAACTATGTCTCTATATTCATTATCACCTTCAGTTATGTAATCTCCTTTATCAATTAAACCTTCAGCAAGTTTATAGTTCTTCATCAACCTACGCGCATTTCTGCGTATTTGTTTTAAACCATTCCATTCTAACCAGTCCATATTCCATGCAGACCAAGCTTCATCTTTTTCTTTTTCAGCTAAGAATTGTAAAGGTTGAGTGATACTGCCCATACGATTGTATTCAGCTTTCTTACCACTCTTAAGTTGCATTCCGTTAAATATTTCCATTATCTCATGTTTCTAAATGCCTTTTTACCACTATTCCCTCCAGATCTCTTTGAACTACTAGTTCCAATATGTCTAAAGGGAGTACTCTTTAATTTATACAAATTTTCTGACTTTTCCAAGTTATTAGCTGGTTTATCCACTCTCTTTGAGTAGCCTCTATTTGCCTGCTGAACTTTTATAAAAGAAATTAGAGCTGCTAAAGATACAAGACGGTCAACATTGACACCGGCTGCATAGTTCTCCATTTCCACTAAAGCCATGATATCTGGTAATCTTTCAATACCAAATTTTTTATTAGTGATCTCACCATTTTCAGCTACATCCTTATCAGTAACCTCACTTAACCACTCAATCAAGTAACTAAGCAAATGGTTTTTAAATATAGTACCTGTATTTCTCCAACCGTAATCAGAGTATACTGAGTTATTTGAATTAGCCTCTTTTAGGAAGACAATCTGATTTTTAGGTACAAGATATTTTTGTTTCTTCTTCTCCATCATGTATTGGATGAATAAGGAGACGTTATTTTCTACTAATGTCCAGGCATTGTACCATTCAATTAGTAATTCTAGTCTTTCATGGGTTTCATTAATGTCATCAAAACGTCCACACCAACTAGCTACAATTCCTTCAGGTTCAACATAGTTTTCAATTCTACCATCCTCATGTACCTTTGTTACCTCTACTGCATTTTTGTAAATGTAAATAGAACATAAAGATTCAGATGTTGTTGTCTTACCTTCAGCTACTGGATCCACAGATCCGTAGTAAGTTCCCCATCTTGCATTAGGGTCTGGTCTTTCATATATGATAATTACACCAGATTTATCTAGTCTTTTCTTATCAACAGGAAACTCCATAATTGGAGTTTTTCTAGATTTTTCAGCAATAATTTTTCCAGAGATGTCTCTTTTTAGATCAACATACTCTATTGGATATATCTTATCTTCAATTCTTTTCTTTTGTGCTCCTACTAATACTAATGGGAATTTAGAATCCTCACGAAAATCAAATGCCTCTTTAATATTCATAGGATGCTGAGAGATACGTAATTTGTATTTCTCAGGTGTTAAGTTCTTTTCCCATTCCTTTCTTATATCACGCATCATCTTGAGAGCTTCCTCTACAAGAGAATTTCCAAATTCATCAATACATGGTGGCATCATCCATTGTTCTGGGATAAACAAACCGGTTTTACCATATGACCAATTCTCATCCATTAAGTTATGCTCCACTGGATAAATACCATTTCCTTCTGGATATAGTGTAAAATTCTTAAGTGGACCACATTGTGAAAGGTCACCTACGGATCCCGCGCAAATAAACATACCTGTAGTAATTTGCCCTGATTGCATGGCCGGTCTGATGTACTCAAATGTCATATCCATTCTTGGAGCAATACCTGCTTCCTCATAAAAGAAGTAAGTACAAGGTCCACCTACCCCTTTTGTATCTGACTGCTCAAAAGACATCCCTTGTAACATTCCTTTACCACCAACATCACTTTTTCTTCCGTTGATTGTAACTTCTACCTTTTGCTGCCAGGTTAAAACTTTACCTGGATTCATAGGA